CGCGGTTTGATAAATCGTTTGGTTGCACAACCCGCCCCCCACCTTACGATGGATTAGGTTGCCTCGTTGTTCCTATTAGCTCTGGGTTCGCGTCGTCAATACCACGGTTCCTTGAGTCGGCCAAGACTCGAACTCGGCAAAACGTCGTTCTGCGAAGGTGGTGGTCGGACAGCTGCCTACATTGCGTTTCTGGGACGTAGTTTTCTCCAAGTAATACACACATCTCGGGAACGGTCTTGCGACTCCATTACGTAAGATCCTTAGTTTAACACGTCTACATCCGGAATCTGCCCTCAGGCGTTCCATATCTACTGTGCCCCTATATCTCCTACGCCCTACTACATGTGTTTCCATATAAATACGACTACGTGGCATCCTCACAGTGCTTCGCCCCCAATGGGACTAGTCTGTACCACAATGCTGGCTACCCACACCCGGGCAACGTCTATGATGACTGCTACATCATGAGCTATTTAGTATGAGCCTCCCTGCAGCACAACCTGCAAATTTATGGCTCCGGGTCCGATATTTTATGGAAACATAGCATTCTCGAAACTCTTACTCAAAGAGTCCTTAATTCTACGTTTAGCTGTGGTCAACAACAATGTACCTATGTCCTTCGCACCCTCTACTACGATGGGCCCAACCTCTTGCGAGACTTGTTGGGCTAAGCTTAGGGCATGTGGTTTCATCGGTGCTGATGGCGTGACCAATTGAGAAATAGCGTTGGTTATATCAAACATAACTTCCATGTTATAAAAGAATTCAATTGACAGAGCTCCGCTAGAAACGGGTCCACCCACAACCGACACAACAAACCAAGTCCATTCTGGATCTAACCAGGTGTCCGGGCTATAAGTTGTCTGCTCCTCGGTTGGAACAGTAAAGTCAGTGGCGTTGATTGAAGTCTTGAGTGATATTAATTTAGTGTTGTGAACACTTTGTAGGGGTATATCTTTAGCCATTGGACAGTTATAGGATTGTACTGGTATACCGGTTTCCAAGAAACCAGTGTGTCCAGAAAACATACGTACTGACACCACCCCTTGTTGGTAAAGGGGTGCTGATGCCGCACTTAATCTCCAACCGCAACTCACCATTCTGTATTTAGATGCTTGGGGCAACGTAAATACCTCAACACCAGCAGAATAATAACTGGCGGCAGCAGTGCTGCCCCCATTTGCTGGTAGGTAGGCGAATTTTAATGCTGGATATAGCACGACCGATCCGTATCCTGTGCTGTCCGTTGACAAAGTATACAGTGCTCGACCACTATATGGCAACGTTCTCGCTTGGTTAATATCGGGATATTTAGCTCCACGTGCATCCTCACAGAATGGGTCTGTGAGTGAACAAACACTCTTTAGGAGCGATGTGTTTACCGCTTGGGGCGGCGCACTTGATTTTGGCTTCTTGCTCTTCTTTGGCTTCGAAGAGGCAATGGCGCTCATTACCTGGGCGGCTGTTGGTCCGACGGGACCAACAGCCAATTTTCTTGCTGTATTGGCTCTTTGTTTTCTACTCATATTGCCCTTGGCTGTATGAATCAAAAGTCGATTGATCAATGACCCAACCAGTTAAGTCGACCTCACTGGCTATGTCGGATATGACAATGTTCTTAAGATCCCATGAACGCAACCTGCTCTCTAATGCCAACTGCTCAACTATAGACAAACCGAATGCTCTCTCAAACGATTCTCTAGCACACTGAGTTATTGGCCTGAGGTGAACACCCTTCAATAACCTGTAATCACGCTCATAACGTAATCGCAAGCCGTCTGGGGCATACTTCAAGTCGGGTTTACAGCCACCAATGCGTAGTAACGCTGAACCATACTCCTGCAAGACCGGGACACCCATACCAAGCATCAATTCGCACATGCCTATGGCGGCTAATGTGCGTTTCCTATACGCTTGGCTCTGCCAGTTCTTAATACCTGTTGTTCCCTTCGACATCACATCTTGATACCTCCGCACGAACTTATATTTTCCCGCTGCAAACTCAACTAGTTTACTCTGACAGAATTCAACACTCTCTAACTCATAGGCTACCTTGTCAACCTTGACTACCATACCAAAGCCCCGAAACACCTCCTCGACTCTGGCAAGCACTAACTGAACATCAGCCTCCTCAAATATTCCCAAAATGTCGTCACCGTCATCCAAACAATCCCACCTGGACAATTTGAGTATTGTGTGACAAAACGTTGTGAACATAACGAGCATGATAACGACATTACCAATCGCTGTGTTCATATCACCTGACATCCTCCTACCACGTACTTTATATGAAATACCGCTCCTTGTCCTACCCATATTGTTAATCTGCAACCTAAGCAAATCGCGAAAAATGGGATCACTGCACATATGCACATACACTTGATGCTCGATCCCCAAAAGTGGCGGGGACACATGCTTATCAAATCTAGTGCAGTCAAGTGAAATGACGACTGGATTTTGGAACTGTCTACACTTATACACAAGTGTTTCAGCACGCTCAACTGAATTCATACCTTTAGCTACGTTTCTCGAACGACAAACACCGTCGCTCACTGAGTCTATCTGGTATAGCACTTCTTCACAAGGTCTTAGATACTGCGCGAGTTGAACACAGTACCTCGGACTCCTAAACTGAACCGCTCTCGGATCAGGATTTACCTTTGCATGGGGATTAAACCTTTCGGATTTGACGAACATTGTGACACGTGCGTCAAATTTGGTTGAACCAAAGTTACAAAAGTCCACAGCTGCATCATGATATCTTCTCCCCTTACTACCTGAGTGTCTTAGAGGTAGATCGAAAATATCTCCAGGGGATACAACTGGCAGTCCCTGTTTAAGGCGGACTAATCCTCTTCGCAATAAAGCAACACCCTCCGAGGAAGGCTTAACAGTGTTACCGAGCACTCTATTGCGGAGCGAAAGTACCTGATTACAAGTACAATCTCCATGCACTATGGGTTGATACCCCCCACCTATGTCCAGTGAGCCAAGTCGTACGAACTTGGTATTGTGGTTCCTCCAGTGGACCGCACAGGAAGCATCCAACTTTGAACCCTCATCAAGTGGCTCAAGTTGTTTACTGGCTGCACAACATAATGTGTCCACCGAAACCCCGCCCCGTCATAGATCGGGCAGCCGCATCCGACCGGCTAACCCGCCCATGGCAACATGCGTCGCGTCTTCTATTTCCGCATAAAATATCCGATTTGACCACACCTGCAACCAACTCCGCTCAACAGTAGCGTACGACATTGCATAAGTCACCATCTTCATGACCTGTGCCACCTTGTCAACCTCGCTCCACTTTGGTCTATTCTTGGCACACCAAGATAAGCCATTAGACTTGAGCTTCCTCCTTAAGTCAACACTGCGCACCTCACCCGCAACCGCACCAACCCCATATGCCAACAAATCAACGTCGACACCATGAGTCTCAGCGACACGCCTAATGTCCTGAGCTATGTCCACTTGTGGTAACTCCTCACCCACAAAGTGACGCAGAGCCCGCTTAGTTGCCTCAACTACAACGACGCCCCCAGCTATTGGAGCAACTGCATGCACTATGGTGACAGCAGCCACCACTTTCAATGCTGTACATGCAACAGCTACGGTCATTCCACCAAAGAGTGTTGCCCATGACTTCCACCCTGGCTTCGCTGGCACGAAATAGGTGCCACTAGGCGGGACTGGTACGTTATCACGAACTTCCTCTAAGTTGACCGACTCGCCAACAACTGTCTCCTCTTGATTCAACACTGGTGTACTCTCTTCCACCAGCTCTGGCTTGGGAACCAGCTCAATCTTAGGAGTCTTCGTAGCTATATCCTCTGCTACTGAGACCACAGGCTCCTGCTCCTGTGTAGTGGGTTTTGGCTTGCAAGCGGCCCCCTGGTCACGCTTCCCACGTTTGGCTCCCTTACCCTTGGCCGGGTCAGGTTTTCCGCTGTCTATACTTTGGCAAGTAATAG